ATAGATTGAGTCGGTATCGCTAGCGATGACATAATCCACCTCCTCTGTAGAAAGCAATTTATTTAGGTATCCGTTCATACGGTTTTCAATCCAACGGATCGATACCTGACCAGACAAAGTGATTGCCTCAGCATTAGCAAGACGATAATAACGGAAGTGTTCGTTGCCGATGGCACCATAAGCAGAGTTCAAAGAGATCTTCTTTGCCATCTGAATATTGTTACATCTCGCAATCTCCTTCATGAGTTCGACAGTAGGTGTCTTCTCATACTGTTGCTTTGCCTTGATCATCCTCTTCTTAAAGATGACACGACTGTCATACATCTTCTTCATCATTTGAGGAAGAAACCCATGCTTGTCTTTACTGTACTGAGCGCCATTAGCACAGACAGCAAACTCACCGTCAATCTCTACCTGTTTATCAAGTATCTTATCAACGGTGACTGATGGATGTCTGGTATCTTGGAGTGTCTCTGGCGAGATATTGTATTGCATAATAAGATGAGGATACAGACTGTTGAGATCAAAACTGACCACCCAATCATAAAACCCAGGAATCGGTTCTTTGACATAAGCACCCGCATACTTCTCGGTCTTAGTCGCTTCTTTCTTGGGAGGAATAGCAATCTTCCTCTTCAAAAGCTCGCAGTAAATATAGTTATCCCACATGCGAACCTGACTAAACACATCTTCATAATTCACCTTGGCGTCATATGCCATGGTGTATGCCAGTTCAATCAGTTTCATCTTGTCATCCAGTTTGTCCACCAGGCGAACGTCATGGATGTTGTACTCAATAAACTTCTGCCAGTCGTTCTCATAGAACTCTTTGAACGTATCAAACTCAGAGTGATCGAGTTTCTTCTCATCCAGTTCTACACTACAGATATGATCAAGACGATAACTCTCTTGGTTTGTATAGGTAAACTTCTTATACAGTTCAAGATAATCTAGTGTAGAAATTCCAAGAGTATCAACAGCAAATTGCTTACGACCTTTGATAAAAATCTCACGTTGGGATACAAGTTTCCATGGAGACAAAAGTTTTACAAACTTCTCACCAAGTACACGATCAATTCTATTACAGATGTACGGCATATCAAACAACTGTACGTTCCACCCTGTAATCACATCAGGATAATTTTCCTGCCAGTATTCAAGGAATGCGCCCAACATGCTTTCTTCTGATCGGAAATGCATGTAGTCCACCATGGGGTCTTTGTTATCGAATGCTCGTGCTCCGAACACAACAATTCGACCAGAGAAACTGTCCTTAATGGAGATAGCAAGGATCTCCTGATCGGCAGTTTCAATATCAGGGAAACCGTTTTCTGCTGCGGTCTCGATGTCAATTGTGAATACACGGATCTTACTGCTATCAAACTTGAGTTCTTCCTCAGGATGCTGCTCAGCTATGTATTGATACAGAAATCGACTATTACCATATATTTCAAAGTCATCGACTTCCTTGTATTGTTTTACAAATTCTCTTGCTTCTGAAATAGATCCAAACTTGTGAGGTTCTACACAATCACCCTCAAGGGTGCGCCACTCAGAATAATTCTTTGTAGGCAAATACAGCGTTGGGTTAAAAGGAACCCTAACGCTGTAGCGATTGCCGTTCTCATAACCACGTACAAGCAGACGGTTGCCTGCTTGCTCAACACTAGTGTAAAACTTCATTCAAGACATTCAATATAACGAGCAAGCAGTTGCTTGCTGGGATTAGTCACGACTGTCAGGTCCGAAGACCTGACATTAAACTCACGCTCAGCAGCATGTAATGCCCATGGAGTGATCTGACCATCACAGTCTACAACATAGGGTTCTACCATCCAGACATCAGGGTCACCTGGCAATGTGTCCCCCTCAACTGGTTCTACCTGAGCAATGATCCACTCATTCGCTAACTTCAGCAGGTTCGCCTTCACTTCCATTTACATCCTCTGGTTTAAAAAACAATTGGTCTTCAGTAATTCCAAACTTACCAAGTTCCGTAACGAAGTTATCAAGAATATTATTATCTGGATAAGTAACAGCAATCAAGTGTTCACCAGGAATTTTAAATTCTTGTACAGGTGTAAACGGACACCAGCGGGTATAATTAATGGGCAAAGTTCCATCATCATTTGGATCACCAAGAGATAAAACATATGGATAAAGAAGTCGATAACCAATTACCTTATCTTCTTCTCCTTTAATATCACCAAACAAACAAAGAAGAGTTTCTTTGGTGTCTAGCATTACGATACGAACATTATGATTCGTTCTCAGTTCCTTCGTTTGTTCTGTCATTGTTCAGTGCTTTCTTTTCGGAAATTTTGTTTTCATATGCTTTTTGCAGTCCTGGTTCAGGATTGCTGATAGTCATTACACTATCATAGGGAAGTTTATATTGCCAGTCAGAAGAATAAGGATTCCACTTACTAAACTTAATCTGATATTCCATACCATACTCTTCAGTAAGGTATTGAGGATTTCCACCTTCAAGATTTAGAATGTAAGGTTCTTCCATAAGAAGGCAGATTCCTTTTTTGTTATCGCCTTCTTCATCAAAGATTTCTTTTAACTCAGCAATGACTCTATCACCTGTCTTTAAAGTAAGAATTGATACTGCCATGGTTATTATGAGTTTCGATTTAGTCTACCATCAAAAAAGGGGACCGTCAAGTCCCCCTTCAGTTCTATTTAGAACCATTGCTTTCTCTTCTGTTTTTCTGGCAAGTGTTTAACAAGAGTGATGGTAAGGAGACCATCAACAAATTGAACGTCTTCCACTTCCACATCATCTGCCATCTGCCAGTTACGGGAGAATGTTCTGTATGAAATTCCTTTGTGAGAATATTTTCTTTCTTTATCTGCTGGTGCTTTTTTAGCAGATACTGTTAAAACATTTCGTTCGGTTTCGACTTCAATATCATCTCCTGAAAATCCTGCAAGAGCGACTTCCAGCAAGGTTCTGCCATCATGTCCGTCCACCACATTGTAAGGTGGGTAATTTGATCCACCTCCTGCAAGAGCTTCAAGTCTACTGAATGTTTCATTGAATCCAATTGAATAAGGGGTATATGTTTCCCAAGTAATATTAGTCATGTCCTTAAATAAGCGACTGTGTACGATAGGACCCCGAAGGCGTCCTGGCGTAAGAGTGGGACGGCAAACCGTCCCTCATCCTCTCACATACTTATTTAACGATTGATATTAAAACTTTAATAGTGGAGAACCGTATTAAAACCTACGGTTTATTCTACTTCTTGTTTCTTACGACCAATATTGTACTTAGATTCTAACGTCCATTCTCCCTTTTCTTTAAAAGAAAGAACTTTGATTTGATTCAAAGGAGCAAGATCAGCAATTTGTTCTGAGTTTACTAGAGAGATCAATCCCCAATCACTGAGGAGTTGTACAATACGATTGCGTCTTTGAATATCATTTAACGAAAGATTTGTGCTCTTACCATCCAGAGCGAACAACTCTTTAAAGTGAACGATATAATACTTTCCTTGCTTATGAAGGATGTGACATGACTGATAAATCTTTTTCTCTTTACGAGATGCAACTCCAATACGAGTTAGCGTTTCTCTTACTTTCAAAAAGTCATCTGGTTCACCCAGAACGACTTCAACCATGTCAGTTTGTTTCCACTGGACTACAGTTTCCTCACTCATTTCCTTCCACCTTTATTCAATACCTTTGTAATATGATCTAGTTGATCCTTGGTGAGAATCCTGAGTGCTTGGAGAGCTTTATCGTCATTATAACCATAATACTCTTTGACTAATTCAAGATAATCAATAGAATCTTTTCGTGCCCAGGGAGAGAAACGCTTCCTTGGCTTCACACTATTTAGTAAAAAGTCATATTGTAATTTCTTAGGTAGATGAGGATTCTTGTTCATCTCATTGACGTACAAGATAGTATCCGTAAAAGAACTAAGGCACCTGTTAACAATGTAAGGAGGATACCCTCGCTCAGCATCAATATCATCATCTAGAATACTCTTTTTAGATTGGTTGATCGAGTACAGGTAATCCTTCAGTTGGTACATTATTTAAATACAGCAGTAACAGAAACAATTTTAGCACCAGGATTACGAGCAAGGGCAACCTCGCGAGCATCCTGGTAGTTGCGAGCAATCATCTCCTCTTTGAAGACGGTGCCTGCTTTGTAGAGAGTGACTTCACACTTCATAGTTGAAAAGGACGAGTTCCTTACGAGACGCTTGATCTGTATTATAACTCCCCACGCTCCTCATCGTGTAGGTGTGTGCAAATTCTGCTGCTGTCCACTCTTTAAACCTCTCACGAATGAGTTGAGACGAGTTATAAGATATAAGTTGAGGACCAACAAACCGATCACACTTGATAGCAAAATGGTCGTGGTTGAACCCGCTATGCATATTCCCCCGTTTCCCATATAGATTAGATCCAATTTCGTATGGGGGGTCGAGGTAAGTGAATGTCTGCTTGTTATCGCTAAGGATGTATTCATAGGACTTGTTAGTAATTTTCCAATTGCCAATCAGTTTTTGATAATCACGGAGTCGTTCGATACCCGCAAGGGAGAAGTTGGAATCACTTGCTTGCTTGGAGAATGACGAAGACTCAGTAAGACCAGAGAAAGAACACTTATTGACAACGTAGAAAGAAACAGCACGCCAGATGTTCTCATTGTAAGGAGGGAACTTATCTGTCGTTGAAGATCCTGATAGATATTCCTTAGCATCCAAGAAAAGTTTTTTCGCGGAAGCGGGGTCAGGGTGCCTTTGTTTAAGTTGGAGGAGTATGTCCGTAATTTCATTACCGTGGTCCTGCAGTTCACGCCAGAAGTTATAGAGTGGTTCGTAGAGATCATTGACCCAAATATCCAGACCAGGATATCGTTTAGTAATCTCAAGTGCTACACTACCACCACCAAGAAAAGGTTCTCTGTATTCTTTATAACCTTTCAGGTCAGGAAAATACTGGAACAGTTTAGTTAGAGCACGACTCTTCCCACCTGGGTAGCGAAGAGGAGTCTTCAGGGATTTCAAAGTCTGCGGCATGATATTTAAGGTATTCCCAAAAGGTTAACTTCAATTGTTTCTGCGTCATACCACAATGAGCGGCAGCAGCAGGTAGATTCATTGTAGCATGAAACAATGCTTCATGTGCTTCTGCTACATTTTCTGGTGTTGTTTTTACGTATCCAGTTGTATTGTCGTTCGGGTTCTCCATTAAGTCGTTCAAGCATTTCCTCCATCATAATAAATTTAGGTTCTTTCTCGATGAATTTAAGTAAGGTCATTTGAACTCACAACTCATCATAATTTCAGTAAGACATGCAAGCATATTGATTTCCTGATCGGGAACAATAGAAATGTCTTTCATGTACTTAGCAATAATAAGAACTGCCTCAGGAATAGAAGCAGGTTTCAATACCCCATACATGCTGTCATAGATCTTACGCATGACCATACTGGGATCATTGTCCATGTGTTGAACAACCCAGTTCTTTACAGTAGTAAACTCCTTCTTCTTCAAAGAACTCAGAAGACTGTCAAGATTAACATCAGCGACATCCACGAGAATAGCAGAAGTAATACTTCCAGTAGCGGCATACCTTTGGCACTCATTAATAAGGCGACGCCAAT